TACCAGAAAAAGCTGGCTAAATATGAGGAGGAAGTAACTGCAGCTATTCGGGTTGCTCTTGAGCAGAACAAAGTCCCTCGTGGCGTGTTTGGTCTTCCCCCAGACGGTGATCGAGACGTTACTTATCGTTTCCAGGGTGATGTTTACGAGGATACTGCGTACGACATCAACCAAAAATCCATCGTTGTCAGGAACCTTCAAGAACTTGGCGTAGATAGCGTCGAGGCTCTGAAATATTTATTCCCTGATAAAAACGATGCGGAACGGGCAGAGATGCTGAAGGGTTTCCCCTTCAGAATGATTCAACAAACACAGGGCGCTTTTCAACAATTTCTATTATTATTGAATCAGATGTTGCAAGCGCCACATCCACTCGCGCCGAATCAGCCATTAGCTGCTGATCCTCGGCTCAATATAACGCCCTTGCTCTATAGGACGTTTGACCACCTTGCGCAAGAACTGACTTACTCGGGCAGCTATGAGCCAGCAGATCCAAGCTTCGATCCCGAGCCCGGTCTCCCCGGCGGTAGCGGCCCCTCAGGCGGCGCCTTCGGCAGACCAGGGCTCAACGGCCTACCCCCAATGGGTAGCCTCTACCCAGGCGGCACCTTCGGCAACTATGCCCCAAGCGCCGTCGCAGGCAACACCGGTTACGGTCCCTTCTACCAACAACCAGTACAGCCAGTCTCCGTCAGCGTCCTCCCCGTCCAATCCGTGGGAAGCGGCGATGGGCAGCCTGGAACGGGTGGTCTCACGGCTCTCCCCGTCCCCCAACCAGACAGCACAGTATCCGCAGTACCAAACGGCCCCGCAGGATACTCAACTGTTCAGTCAGAGTTTACAGGCCCAACCTTATCTTTACCAAGCGCCTACGGCTCAGCCGACCTCATACAACAGCGCATCTACGACCCAAATTTCCTCTCCGACTTCTACGGAGCAGCAACAAGTACCGGGTCTAAGCCCAGAAACCGCCGCCGTCGTTAATCACTTCGGTATTGAAGCTCCGGCGATTCTCAATCAGTACTCCACAGTGCTTGAGGATGCTGTCATCCTTCAGCACGAAGCACTGAAGAGCGCTAATGCTCGCGGTGCCGCTATGGAGCACATCCTGACTGATCCCGATCAACTGGCGGACTACACCAACCGATTCTTCACTGAGGTGTACCCCGTGGATGAGCAACCTGTGGAGCAAAACTATAGCCCCCGCTATGATCAGCTCCCCGCAGTTCCTGCCTCGGCAGTCGCTGGTGCACCTAGCGTCAACGTTGACGCTCAGTGGGAAGGTTTCAGTGACGCAATGAACCGCAGTCCTGAGCAAGCCTGGCGTGTTCTGTCGCAGATGAGCCCTGATGCTTTCCGGGGTAAGCTGCTGTTCCTGGACAACGCCTGATATACTGTCTAAGCGAAACCATAGGCACCCCGTCTTTCGAGGCGGGGTCTTTTTTTTGAATCATGGGTGCTCGTCACGTAATTTCTTCGTCGGCTATGTCGTTGGACGATGATGTAGCCACACAAAAGTTTAAAGACTATTTCGTCGTTTCAAATGCTTTAACTTTTGCTTCAATTCGTACTATTGAGCCTGATTTTGAATATGCCAATATATTTCCAGGAGAACATTACAGAATACTCAGTGGTCTAGTTGAAGTAACACAACCGAAGACTCTTATTGATATTGGAACTTACAGAGGGTGTTCAGCAAGGGTTATGTTGGATTACGGTGATGTAACATCTAATGTACACACTTTTGATTTATACGATTATTCGACTTTTGACTGGACCGTGCTTAAGGGAGATGACTTCAATTCAGGCAGACTTAAACAACACTTAGTCGATCTCAGCTGTAAAGAGACTTTTGATGAGTATGTCGAATTATTACAACAAGCTGATTTCGTAATGTTAGACGGCCCTAAGAATGATGTTTTTGAAAAAACTTTTCTCCATTTACTGAAAGCAGTACCGCTAACTTCTAAGCAAAGATGGTTGTTTATCGATGATATTAAATTTGACAATATGCAGGAATTGTGGAGATCGATTCAGTCCCCGAAACTTGACTTAACTTCTTTCGGGCATTTTTCTGGATCTGGTTTGGTTAACATTAGTGAAGGGTTAGTTATTTAAAGTGCCTTTTGCTTCTGAAGCTCAGAGACGAAAGTTTTACGCAATGTCCGAGCGTGGGGAAATCCCAAAAAGCACAGTGGCCGAGTACGAAAAAGAAACTAAGGGCAATTTACCTGAGCGGGTAAAGGCAAAGAAAAAAGCACAGAAGTATACTGAATCTAAGAAACGTTAAATCGATGCCTAATCCTCTTGGTCGCCGCCGTGGTCCTGCAGCAGGATCCTCTTCGGAAGTTGAGCAGCTGAAAAAAGAACTCGCAGATTTACGGAGTTCTTATGTGCAGGACATGGCTTTAATTAGCAACGATATGACTCAACTCGAAAATAAAATCGCTCCTGCGGATTCGAGTGCTTCCGCAGATAGTTAAAAACTTATAATAGGTGTATACGCTGTTTAATTGTGGCTTATACACCTTTATCTAATTACAAGTACTCCACCGGGTTTCACCGAATACAATCAGGGCCAAACCACGAAGGTTACATTGTTGTAAGCTCTGGTATCCAAGATACTGGGGCTGACCTAGGCATAATTGTTGCTGGCCCCCCTAATCACACTTATGGGGATATTTATAACGCGCAAATTACAACTTTTTTAAACGTTAAAGTTGCCAACCCAGGCACAGGGAATGTTTTTTACATAAACAGTCAACCGCAAGCTGTTATTCAACTGCGGCGAGGACAGACTTTTATTTTTGATCAATCAGATCCGTCCAATGCAGGTCATCCATTTAGGCTTTCGACTACGAGTAACGGAACCCATGGCGGAGGCGTTCAGTACACCGTTGGTGTAACCACGAGTGGTACGCCCGGAACACCGAATAGTTACACGCAAATCGTCGTGGCTGACTCCGCCCCGGACACTCTTTACTACTACTGCTCCATCCATTCGAATATGGGCAGTTCTGCTGTAGTCGCAAATGTAAATAGTACCCAGTGGTATAAAAGTACTGCGTACAGAACTGTTCCGCAGGCAGTTTCAGGGTTTTGGACTGATTACGAGAACGTCGACTACTTACCTAGCGGATCGTTAAGTTCGTATAACGGTTACCGCCCTTTAACTGTTACGACAATCGCTAATGCGAAAGTTGTGACATCTACGGGACCCGAATTCGGTATTCGTGACGCCGGTAAATACACGTATTACAACGGCACGGCTCCTGACAATCAGGCGTACAGTCCCTACAACACACCGGAAGGAAACACTGCCGCCGAGGGCAAGACCGGGGGTGGCGTTACTCACCGTAACTATGAAGGAACCTTATTAACTAATACTTTTGGATCTCAGGGAACAGCTAACCGAGCAGAGTGGCAGTACAACCCACCGGTCTATTGTCAGACTTTTACCGAAACGACCCGTTCGAATCAACCGGGGTTGATGTCTGCGGCTATCCGCACGATTTATCGAGGTAAGTCCACGCGGTATGCGTATAACTACGGTTCTGTGTACCTTCAGAATTCCGAGTCAGTTCGAGGGATCATTAGGACATTTAGCCCTACCGTCAACTCCAGCAACCAAAAAGGTTAACGCTATAAATGCGACAATAAGGGTTTCAATATGCTGATTTTCCTTTTAAACTAACTTTGTAGTTTCTGGAGATATCGACAGTGTTTGTCGATAATGATTTCCCGAAGCTTCTCGGCGCCGAACTCTACCGTCCGCACCCCGCGTACGTTGTGGAAATGGCCGCAGAGCCTGTGGTCGTTCACGACTTCAGCAAGCAGCCAGGCCAGACTGTACAGTTAGATCGTTACAGGTTCTGGGGCAATCCGGGAAGCAAAGAGTCACGTGAGCGTACTGCTGAGCAGACCATTGGTACTGCGAACAGCCGCAACATTGTGAAGGACAAAGTGCTCGTGACTCTTCGCGAGTACACCGGTCCTGCTGACCCGAGTGATCCTACTCAACCGAGCACCTTTAAGATTGCTCGTGAGACCCTGATCACCGCTCAGCGTCTGCTGCTGGATACCGGTAACCTTACCGCTTTCCACCAGTCGATCGGTTCTCTGACTCTGCTCGACGACTATCGTCGTTGGCGCGATCGGGTGTTCATTAACGAACTCCTGAAAGCTGTCTCCAAGGGTCAATCCTCCGATTCCCAAGGCGGTTACTACTACCCCGGCGATCTGGCTGTCGGTAGTCTGACCTATGCCAACGCCGAACAAGCTAAGTTCGACGTTAAGGATGACCTGCTGCGCGTGGTGAAGAGCCTGCGTAAGCGGAACACTCCTACCTACCAGGATGGTTTCTATCGCTGCGTTTGCGATCCTACCTTCCTGATGCACCTGCGCCAGAACAGCGACTTCCGCGAAGTTGCTCGTTACCCCGGCAACGGTCAGATCAACCCCCTCATGTCTTCGATGCAGCCTAACGCTGCCATCTACATGGGTCAGGGCTTCGGT